TGCTGTCTAATGCAAACCTGCGATTTGGGAAGTTCCTCGGAATCTTCTTTGGGATTATGACGGGCTGTTTACTTGTGCAGGTAGTGAACCTTAGTTGGGGCCCCTTGTGAAAGGGCCTTCTTCTAAGAATTCTCTATCTAAACAAGCGGAGGCTTTCGCCTCTGTCCTAGGAGTAATTCTCCTAGGAGGACTGAGCTTAGTAAGCTTAGTGTATGCTACGTGTCAGTTGGAGTGGATTTATGCCTAACCTTGACGAAACTGTCAACGTTCCAGTAGTCTGGACTTACACACGTTCCTGGTATTTTACAGGTCCGTTTGATTTGCTCCAGTCTTATGGATACGCGGATTTACCCTTGCGGGTTTATCGGGTTACCACAAATCGCAACTCTCCCTCTGTCACCGGCGTACGATCACTGACTACTTGTAAACGCCCTTTCCTCTATGACTGGTATAGGCAAAAACCTATCCGGTTCGTAGATATCGATGGATCTCGAGAAAGTTTTAAATCTTTCCAGGTCCGCCGTATGGATTGGCGAGCAAAGAAGCCGGTGAAAGACCCGAATTACATACCTCCAGGTTGGGAAGCCGTAAAGCTCCCGAATGGAAAGTATGAAGTTCGATTGGCTGACTTGCAGGATAGTCGGTCGTTATTTCTAAAGTATGAAGCGGTACCTCAGATGACCCGAGTCCTCCGACCTTTGAGTCGGAAGTGGCGACGGAATAATCCGAGCTTGCCGTTTTATATTAAGAATAACGATTTGACTTACTGCAAGACTACCGATACCGCAGGAGGGTGGATGCGTACTGTTCTTGCGAACAGCTTGCCCCACGCTTCCTCCTACGTTGGTCAGCTGAATCACGATGGCCCCTTTTGGGGGAGTTCGGCATTATTCTCTTTGCCTTACTCTCCTTTAATACCATCTGAGCCAGCATTCGGTGCTGATGCTTCAAACCTTGAAGTTCTTTGTGCTGATGAGATAGAGCGATTAAGTCATATTGCCCTTAATCGCCACTACCAAAAGCTTAAGAATCAAAAGGTGGACCTAGCAACTGAGCTTTCACAGCAGGCCCAGACCGTATCAATGGTCGGGGAGTTAGCAAGTAGGCTCGCGAAAACGTTCACTCTTTTAAAGAGCGGACGTCTACTCGATGCTTATACGAACTTACTGCCTAAAAACAGTAAGGGCGTTGCTAACGACTACCTGATGTGGACGTACGGGATAAAGCCGTTAATAGCCGATATTCAGGGCGCAGCTCAGCATGTTGCTGACTGGGTCATGAAGGCGGCTGCGGTTAAATCCAATGGTCATGCGACGGGCGGGTTCGTTCAGAATGTTGTCGCCGACTACGTCGACGGCAACACGCTGTATCGAACTTTCAGATTCTATAAAATTAGAGTTAAGTATGGCTCTAGTTTTCATGTCTCTGATAGCCTTACGCATCAAGCGTCACAGCTGGGCTTTACTAACCCGGCGAATACCATCTGGGAGCTGGTTCCGTTCTCGTTCGTTGTCGATTGGTTTCTGCCAATTGGTGACTTCTTACAGAACTTAACTGCTCTTGATGGGCTAACATTAGTGGAGTCGTATAAAACGATTTTTATCGAATACTACGAAACCGTTCTTGTTAGCAACATTTCCTCGTTAGATGATACGGGGATCTTATTCGATGGCAAGTATCTCTTGACTCCTTCGCATTTTGGATATAAGTCGAGGCAGATGACGTACTGCAGACGAGAGGTTGTTACTCTCCCTGACGTACCGACGCCGAGATGGAAAAATCCATTTAGCACGGGACATCTTGCTAATGCCATCGCTCTGCTTACTCAGCTCTCATCAAGCAAAGGTAAGTAACTACCCCTGTTGGAATTCTCCTTCAGGGTACATGTACTTCTTTGAAAGGCAGTCTACACTATGCCCGCTATTGCGGCAATTAGTCTGGGTGTCAATGCGCCGTCTACTCCTGCTACGGAGGATACGACCATTGGCTACTTTCCCGTTCGTATTGAGGGAAATGTTGCGCGTTGGAGGGATGGTGTTAGCGACGTTCTCGCCGCTACCGCCTACCTATCCCACAGCATCAAACTTCCCGCGAACGGCTCCCAGGTCGCGCGTGTGCAAGCTAAGCTCACACAGCCCCTGTTCGACGGTGATGGCAATCCTTTAGGAACTGCCATTGCGAACCTCGAATTCGTCCTGCCGAAAGGCTGTGACTCGAATCAGAGGCTCGCGTTCTACCACCAGGTGAGATCAATGACTGATCTCGAACTGATGGCGAACTCCGTTATCGATTACGAAGGCGTTTATTAGCCTTAGTACCGATTAGCCCTTACGGGCCGAACATTTGAGTCTTTAGACTCAGAGAGGGTAGTACTCGTGAAGAGCACCACAGGCGTGACTTTTAAGTCAGTAGAGCTTTACCTTTCTTCGATCGACACACCTCGAAGTTTAGCTATCTGGCTCATGTTCCGCGAAAACGAACATGATCAGTTGATAAACGTCGATATAGATCCTTTGAACTATATCGACTTCGAGGCGTTTCGACTTGACTACTTAGCCACTAAGTTCTTGTCTAAAGCTAATTTCTTAAAGACTAGCGTCGATAAGAAGCAACTAGCCCTCGACAAGTTCGAAGCAGCTGAGCAGTTTTGCGGTGAGATTAATCGCAGAGGTTATCATTGGACCACGGTAAAATCTGGTCCTGGCGAACGATTGCATTTCGCAATAATTCGTTTTATTGATCGCCTCCTTGGTAATTTCGACCCCGACGAAATGGTAGAGTCTGCCAACTGGGGGCCTGGTGTCACTCTCCTTGTAAAAGGAGCAGACACCAGTCCAGTTAACAAGTTCCGCTTAGAAAACGGAACAACTCGTCCACTTGATGATCTTATGGGCGGTTTATACGAGACCGTCTACCCGACTTGGGATCTTTCAGTTCGAAAAATCTTTACCGGGAATAAGATTATCACCGTCCCTAAGTCTTCTAAGATTGATAGGACTATTGCCGTTGAGCCAGGGTTAAACCTCTGGTTTCAAAAAGGCGTAGGCCTAATGATCCGTCGAAGACTGAAGGGTTTTGGCCTTGACCTAAATCAGCAGACGAAGAACCAACTTCTCTCGCGAGAAGGTAGCCGGCGTAAACACCTGGCTACTGTTGATTTTTCATCTGCTAGTGATACCATCGCC